ACTTAAGTTATACTTATGTAGTGATTACTCAACCAAGACAAACCTTATCGTCGTTATATAAGAAGAAGTCTTGCCGATGAGTTTTATTATTATGGCGCGTCAATCGCTTCCCGTAAGGGAAAAGAAAGAATAAATCCCTCAGGCATATCAACGATGCTCAATACCGAGGGGTTCCTATTTAATCGCCTCTATAGCTCAACTGGTAGAGCAACTGATTTGTACTCAGTAGGTTCGCGGTTCGAGGCCGTGTGGAGGCTCCAAGTACACCACTCCATTACTGGAACAATCATGCAGAATAAAATCCCCTATAGTAATATTATCGCAAAGAGGGTTAAGGAAGGCATCAGGAATGGTGTCTCTATTAAGGATATTATTTCTTCGATACAGAGCCTTCAGAATGCACCTTGCAGTACGACTACCTTCTATAAGTTATATGGGAATGACATCGCTGAGACTAAGGCTGACATTATAGGTCAGGTTGGAAGTAAGGTTGTTGAGCAAGCTTTAGAGGGTGACTTTAAATCCCAAGAGTTATTCTTGCGTAGTAAGGGTGGCTGGAGTCCTACTAACACTGTCCAAGAGAGAGAAGTTGGTAGTGATGAAGAGGAAGACAGCTCTGCTGTAGAGACTCTTATGGGCCTACTTGGTAAGAAGGTTAATAATGAAGCAGAAGATAACGGCTGAGGACTTAAGAAGTCTACCCGACTCTGAAGTAGCTGAGATATTATCTTCTTTGTCGTCCTTGCAAGCGGAAGAGCTTAAGTATGATTGGAACTTCTGGGCTAGACCTGAACAGTTAGAACCAAGTGGTGATTGGAATACTTGGGTTGCTTTAGCTGGTCGTGGTTGGGGAAAGACAAGGGCTGGCTCTGAGTGGGTTCGTCATAGGATTAAGAAGGGTGATAAGATCGTACATTGTGTCGCACCTACTAAGGGTGATGTACGCAGGGTTATGGTTGAAGGCGACTCTGGTTTACTTAATGTATGTTGGAGTGGTGATAAGACTTACAGAGGGAAACACATAGGTTTTCCTACTTGGAGTCCCACGAATAACTCACTCACTTGGGAGAATGGGGCTAAGGCAGTATTCTTCTCAGCAGAAGACCCAGAGAGACTTAGGGGGCCTCAGGCTTACTCTATGTGGGCAGATGAGCTTTGTGCTTGGAGGAATGCTCAAGAGACTTGGGATATGGCTCAATTTGGGTTACGTTTAGGCAAGCATCCTGTCTCTTTTGTTACGACTACCCCTAAGACAACTAAGTTGTTAAGAACCCTTATTTCTGATACTAAGACGACTATATCTAAGGGTAGTACCTATGATAATGCTGCTAACTTAGCTGATACCTTTATTGATGCTGTACGTAAGACTTATGAGGGTACTAGGTTAGGTAGGCAAGAGCTTTATGCTGAAGTCCTAGATGAAGCTTCAGGTGCTTTATGGAATAGAAATTTACTATCTAAATGTGAAGTTGAGCCTGATGAGGTTCCTACACTAAACCGTATTGTCGTTTCTATTGACCCTGCTGTTACCTCTAATGCTGAGAGTGATATGACGGGTATTGTTGTGGCTGGTATTGATGTTAATGGCATAGCTTATGTCTTAGCGGATCATACTGGAAGATACACACCTCAGCAGTGGGCATCTAAAGCTGTAGAACTCTATAGAGAGCATATGGCTGATAGGATTGTCGCTGAGAGAAACCAAGGTGGTGATATGGTTCGCCACACATTACACACAGAAGATGAAACAGTCCCTGTAAAGCTCGTACATGCCTCAAGAGGAAAGATGGCTAGGGCTGAACCAGTCTCAGCATTGTATGAGCAAGATAAGGTTAAACACGTTAGAGGACTTAACGACTTAGAAGATCAGATGGTGCAGTGGGAACCTCTAGGGTCCATAGGCTCTCCTGACCGTCTTGATGCTTTAGTTTGGGCTATAACGGACCTATCACTCAATGGCTACGCAAAACCTATGCTGAAGTTAGCATATAGTAGCGCCAAGGGACTAAGATAATGACAACGAAGAAGCTCTCGGAAACAGAGGCCAAGAAGACTTTAGGTGTAGCTGGAAGCAATACACATAACGGTGGGATAAGAGCAGATGAGTTCTTACCTGAACTTCGTGGTAAGAGGGCTATTCGTAAGTACCGTGAGATGCGTGACAATGATAGTACGATTGGTGCTGTTATGTATGCTACTGAGCAAGTCTTACGGGATGTGACTTTAAAAGTAACTCCTGCTGGTGACTCTCCTGAAGCTATTAAAGAGGCTGAGTTCGTAGAGAGTGTCTTGTGTGACATGGATCACACTTTAGATGACCATGTAGCTGAATCTTTATCGTCCCTATCTTATGGGTTTGGGTGGTTTGAGGTTGTCTATAAGCGTCGAGTTGGACCTACGGAAAGAAGTGAGAGAAAGAAGTCTAAGTACACTGATGGTCGTATTGGTGTTAAGAAGATTGCTAGTCGCGCCCCTTGGACTATTTCTCGTTTTGATGTAGACAAGAAGACTGGTGACGTGAAAGGTATATACCAAGATGGTACAGGGTTTAACAACACTAATTACATACCTTCGAGAAAGAGCCTTTATTACAGAACGACTTCGATTAACGGAGACCCTTCTGGTCGTTCTATACTTAGGAATGCTTATACTTCTTATGAATATCTTAACAACCTACAATCTATAGAGGCTATAGCGGTTGAGAGGGAACTTGCTGGTATTCCTGTTGCCCGCATTCCTGCTGAGTACTTGTCAGGTGATGCCACAGCGTCCCAATCTAGTTTTGTCAGTAACTTGCAATCTATCCTCAGGGATGTTAAGTTCAATGAGCAAGGTTATATCATCTTGCCGTCCGACACTTACCCCGATAAGGATGGGAGTCCCACCAACCAAAGATTAGTTGACGTAGAGCTTATGTCGTCTAATGGTAGTCGCAACATAGACATTGACCCTATTGTTCGTCGTTACCAACATGACATCGCTCGTTCTGTCCTATCTGAGTTCTTGATGCTTGGTTCACAAGGTGGTTCTTATGCTCTATCTAAATCCAAGACTGACTTATTTCTACGGGCCTTAGAGAGTTACATTCAAGCTATTGTCGATGTCCTCAACAAGCAGCTAGTAGAGCGCCTTTGGGAGCTTAACGGTTTAAGTGTAGATGTTATGCCAGTTATTGTCGCTGGTGATGTTGCCCCACATGATCTTCGTGAACTCGCTGGGTTCTTGCGTAATCTTAATGGTGCAGACATTAACGTAAGTGACCACCCTGAGGTTATTGAGAACCTTATGGATATAGCTGAAATTAACTATGATCCAGACTCCGCTCCTGAGCCTGAGCCACAAGTTACCCCTGAACCTAAAGAGCCTACAGAAACAGAGAAGCTAGAGAAAGAGTTACTTGAGGCTTCTATACAGGTACTAAAGAATGAAGCCCGTTGATCTAGCTATAGTCAAGGCACTTCTAAACCGTTCTATATCTGAAGCTAAAGAGAGTGATGGGGGTGTAGATGGCAAGAGAGGGCCTAGAGGAGCCGCAGGAGAGCGCGGAGAGGTAGGCAAGCAGGGTGAGGTAGGGAAAGCAGGTAAGGACGGTGTAGACGGCTTAGATGGCCTCCACGGTAAAGAGGGCCTAGCTGGTAAAGATGGCAGAGACGGTCAGGATGGAAAAGACGGTCGAGATGGTCTTGTAGGAAAAGCTGGCTCTGATGGCCTTAATGGTCGTGATGGATCAAACGGAAAAGACGGTGTTGACGGCAAAGATGGTCGCGGTATTAAGTCCGTAAAAGTCAACAACGAAAATATGCTAGTAGTCACCTATGATGATGGTGACATGACTATAGCTGGCAAAGTTTCAGTTACAAGGGAGACTACTACAGTAGGTGGTGGATTACCCTTAGGTAGCTTCGGTATAACTGGAACTAAGACGAATGATTCAGGCGAGCTAGTTATCGTAGGAACTTACGGTAAGGAGTTCAACACAGGTTTCACTTCCCCCACCCCTGCCTTACGAAACCCTACCTTTACTTACACAGATGGTACTTTAACCTCCATAGCCTACTCAGGTGATGCCACTAAGGTTCTGAGCTATAATCTGGATGGTAGCCTCAACACCTTGGTTAAAACCGTTGATGGTACAACTACAACTAAAACTATGGCGTACAATGCCGATGGCACTTTAGCTTCTATAACGGAAACGTAATCAATCAATGGCCGCAACTATAACTAGCACAAGCGAACGCATAACCATAAGTGGTACGTACAAAGCGTTCACAGGTGGCTCAGGTAACACCACCACGGTTATTCAGTTTTCCTCTGGTGACGCTCCTGCATCTGGTGATGCCGAGCGTTTTCTGCTGTGGCAAAACGGTGCGAATACTGGCGATTGGGAAGTGCGGTTTATTGAAAGTGCCACGTCAACCACTGTGACCGTTACGGATGGCGGGTTTAGTTCTGCTCCGGGTGCAGGAGAGGATTTTGTAATATCCTCAAACCTTGACGACATAAACTCTGCTACGGCTGATTCTGTTATGCGCAAGCAAGGCAGAAGCTATCAAATGCGTGACCGTGATTTTGAGCTTGCGTCTGGTGCGTTTCTTGCTGATGTAAACGCCTCACTCAGCACAGAATCAACGCAAACAGGATCGGGTTTTATCAGCACTTATCCAGCAGCAAACGGCTGTGTCTTGCAGTTCGGGCGGCTGATCGGTGGGGAAGCAAATGATAGCACCGAAACAATCGGCG